ACTGATATAATAGTGGTGTAAGGTAAGAGGAAGATGACGCAAGACGGTTAAAACCTGATCTCATTTTTCTCTTGACAAAAGATAATTTATGATATATAATATCTCTTTAGATATATTTATTAATATAATTATTTATTAATATATTATTTTCTTAGATATGTTTATTAATATAATTATTTATTAATAATTCATCTCTAAGAAATAAGTTCTTAGAAACCTTCTAATAGAGTGTATTCTAGTGAAGTGCTATATCTGTGATAAAGATCTTTCAGACAAAGAAATTCACTACAACGAAGACATGAAGGCTTACGAGCCTTGTTCTTATTGTCTTGAAGCCGCCATGGATGCGGCGTACTGTGACGGATTTAATATCGAAGAAGACGATCTCGTTGTTATCGACGAGTTAGACCCCTTTCCGGATTTCTCTCTTAACGTCCATGACTTCGATATCCCCTATATCCCGTCACTAAAAACTCCCCATGAAAACGAGTGAATTAGTAGAGCGTATTCTCTTGTCCGTCGTAGACTGGGTGGAAGAGAACCGTGGTTGGATTGAGTGTGTGTCTTTCAACCACCCCAAGCAAGGAGGGACAATGAAGAACTCTCTCCGAGAAGCCATAGCAAAAGAGGTAACACGAACTCGATGAAAAACGAAAACGATCTTCAAGATATCTACGACCCTCAGTACTGGGAGCCGTCTGACGTCACCACGGCCTTTATCTTCACCGTCACCGTAATTCTTATCTTGGTCGCTGTCTTTGCGTGAGCAAGTTTCTAAGACACGGGTCGTGTCCTAAGTGTGGAAGTAAGGACAACCTAGCTATTTACGACGACCACGAAGTCTGTTTCACAGACGACTGTGGGTATAAGAAATATTATTCTGATAAGAAAGGAAGGGATCACATCAGCGAGCACTCAGAAGACCCAGAGACGGAAGAGGCTCCTAAGAGGAAAGAAATCATCCCTCTCCCTCTGCATGAAATGCCGGGGCTTAAATCAAGGGGCTTGGACGCCTCTACGATCAACAAGTACAAGGTAAGTATTAGTTCCCGTCCTGGTAGCAACATCGAAGCCGTCTTCCCTCGATTTGATGAAGACGGTATCCACGTCTGTAACCAGATCCGACTAAAAGACAAAGCCTTTCGAGTAGAAGGGGATATTAAAAGAGCACGTCTGTTCGGACGGCAACTCTTCCCTGCCGGTGGAAAGAGTATTACTGTAACGGAGGGGTATTTCGACGCCATGGCTGCTTGGCAGTTGACAGGAAGCCGTTACCCGAACGTCGGAGTCATGTCCGCCAGCACGGCGAAGAAAGAGATTGCAGACGACTTTGAGTATCTGAACTCTTTCGAACGTATCATTTTGAATTTCGATAGCGACGAACCAGGACAAAGAGCGGCTAAGGCCTGTGCGGCCTTGTTCGAGCCAGGAAAAGTATTCATCCTTAAGCTTGAAAAAGCAAAGGATGCCAACGACTACCTAATGCAGGGCTTGGTAAAGGAGTATATCAATGAGTGGTTCCGTGCCCCGGCTTTCATGCCAGACGGCCTACAGCTTGGTAACGACCCGTCCCTTCTAGACGAAATCATTAAGTATAAAGAACCTCGCTCTGTACCTTATCCATGGGAAGGATTGAATAACAAGACATACGGCATCCGGACGAGTGAACTCGTGCTTCTGACGGCGGATACAGGTGTAGGCAAGACGAGCGTAATGAAGGAGATTGAATACGCACTCCTGACGCATCCTGATCTTATCGCGGAAGGGCTTGGCGTTGGCTTCCTTCACCTTGAAGAACCTAAGCGAGACCTAGCCCTCGGCCTCATGTCTATCCATAACAACAAGCCGTATCACTTCCCAGACGTCGAAAGGACGGAACAAGAGTTAACCGATGCGTATAACGCCGTACTTAACAACGGGCGGGTGGTTATCTGGGATCACTTTGGCAGTAACGATATCGATATTGTTCTGGCCAAAATCCGCCATATGGCAGCACTTGGCTGCAAGTATATTATGGTGGATCACCTTTCTATCATTGTTAGCGATCAGCATGGAGACGAGCGAAAACAGCTAGACGAAATCTCCACGAAGATTAAGACGCTCACAATGAACCTAGATATCGCTGTCTTCTGTGTCATTCACATCAACCGGCAAGGCCAAGTCCGTGGTTCTGCCGGACCTGAACAGGTCGCTAACATCATTATTCGTCTTGAACGTGATAAGAAAGAGCTTAATGACTGGAGGAGGAACGTCACTAAGTTGACTGTCGAAAAGAATCGGAAGTTCGGTAGGACAGGACCTGCGGCTTGGTTGTGGTATAATGAAATGACGGGGCGGCTGGAAGAACTTTCAAAGGAACTGATAGATGAATACGAACACGGAGGAACCGGCGCAGGACATGAGTTCGCGGCCTACGGTGGGTAAGAAGAGCCGATACCGTATTATAAAACGAGACAGAAACGGCGTATTTGAATACGTTATCCAGTACAAGCTATTTAATTTGTTCTGGATTACGGGGGCTGTTTCTCCAGAGAAGGATAGCGCCTTCGGATATCTTGACTATTTTAAGCGTAAACACAAACCCCAGCCTGACTTGTTGATCCATGAAGAATAAAAGACATGAGTTCGCGGCCTATCGGGCATGTGGTAGGACTTTCTCAGCGTCGAGACAGGCGCAGCAGTCTGTCATACCTTGGAGGAACTGACGAAGGAGGTTCGACGCCTTGTATCTGGATTGGAGAGAAAGGGATTGCTACGCGATTGATATCGAAACTGACAGCCTGACTCCTACCGTCGTTTGGGTTATGTGTTGGAGGGACGTCAAGACAGGAGAGAAGGGGGCCTGTACGACGTATGACGAGATCAGAGAGTTCTTTAAGAGAACGGAAGGGTCTTACTACGTCGGACATAACATCCTTCACTTCGACGCCCCTGTTCTTGTCAGACTTCTAGGTGTCAAGCTCTCTGTGTCAAACTGTATCGACACAATTGTCCTCAGTACTCTCTATTCCCCAAATATCTCAGGAGGACATAGCCTTGAAGCATGGGGTGAACGACTCGGTAAAGCAAAGATCGAGTTCTCTGATTGGTCTAGGCTTACCGACGAAATGGTGGAGTATTGTCATCAAGACGTTGCAATCACTGCGGAACTCTTCCTGCGGCTGATTAAGACTCTCTCCCGTATCGGTTTTTCTGAGAAGTCGATCTGGATACAGCATCGTCTGGTTGTTGTTCTAGATAAGCAAAAGAGAAATGGGTTTCGTTTTGACGGTAAGAGAGCGATTGCCTTTTATCAAGAACTTCGGAGTATCGAAGCCAGCCTAGCCGAGAGGATTCACGAAGTCTTTCCGCCAAAGCTGATGGAACTAGGACACTACAAGAAAGCTTTCAAGAAAGACGGAACCCATGGGTCTCAGTTCCTAAAGCATCAGGATATCTACGAAAAAGTAGAAGTCCTATCTGACGGTTCTTACAAGGTTTACGGGTATGTTCCTTTCAATATCGGAAGCCCTACCCAACGAGTAGAGAAACTTCTAGAGCTTGGATGGGAGCCAGAGGAGTTCACCGAGAAAACCCCGAAAGGAGGGGGAGGGAATCCCAAGCCATTCGACAAAGGAAAGCTCTCTCCGTCTCTAGAGAGGTTCGTAGAAAGGACAGACAACGAAGAAGTCAAGCTTATCGCCAATTGGATGACCATTAATGGCCGAGCCAACATGGTGAATACTTGGCTGGAGAGCTGGAATGAAGAAACAGGATGTATACACGGTAAGCTTTTCGTTGCTGACACGTTGCGGCTTCGACATCAGGCACCTAATACAGCAAATATCCCGGCGGTACGGGTCAAAGAACATAAAGATAACGAAGGACGGGTCGTATCTAAAATGGTCCTCCGAGGGATGGAGGGCTTTTATACCTATGAGTCTAGAGATTTGTGGATCGCACGCCCTGGCCGAGTTCTTGTCGGAACTGACGCGGCAGGGCTTGAACTCCGAATGCTCGCGCATTTCCTTAACCGTCCAGAGTTCACAGACGTCGTCGTCAACGGCGACCCCCACCAGTATAACGCCGACCTCGTAGGCATCACACGAAAAAACGCCAAGACCTTGATCTATGCCGTCGTGTATGGGGCTGCGGCACCGAAGATTGCCAAGACACTTGGTGTCTCTGTCCGAGAGGGTGCCAAGATCAGGAAGATGTTTCTAGAGAAGTTAGGACTGAAAGAACTAATTGATGAATGCCAACACGAACAACGAAACGGGCGCGTTTCTCTCATTGACGGGTCGCTTGTGGTCTGTCCAAGTCCTCATGCAGCACTCAACTACAAGCTTCAAGGTAGTGGTGCCCGCGTCATGGCGAATGGAGCAATTATTCTCGAAATGGGTATCCGAAGAGAGCGACTCGACTCCCTTAAAGTGGGAGATATCCATGACGAATGGCAGTACGACGTTCATCCTGACCATGCCGAGCGTCACGCCGCTCTTGCTGTTGAAGCTATCCGAAAGTCTGGTGTCGATCTTAAGTGCAATGTCCCACTTGACGGAGAGTCAAAGATCGGAAGAACTTGGGCGGAAACACACTGATATGAAGCAGTTCCTAATTAGTAAGGGCTGGTTTCCGTGGTACAGTGAGGACTACTGGTGTCACCCTATAAAGACCAAGACGACCCCAACCTCTGATCCTACTAACGGTGGTATGTCTCTTTACGACGCCTATACGCTCGAACTCGGAGAAATTTAATGGAGGTTTTGTTTCTAGACGACGTCCGAGTACCCGGCGACGTGACTTGGGTTCATCTGCCCCAAGGTAATTATACGATAGTCCGTAATTACTCTCAGTTCGTCAAGGAGCTTTCTTACAAAAACTTCGACCACTATTGCTTTGACTACGACCTGTGGTTCGATCCGGGCTATGAGGGACACGACGGACTATCTTGTTTGAAACATCTAGTAAATAAGAAAGGAACTTGTAATCTCCCTGTCACCTTTCACACTCAAAACGAATGGGGTAGAGAGAAAATGGAGAAATTCCTATTGACTTATCCTGAAAATTTGGTATAATATTGGTATAAGGTGTGGGGATTAAACAGCTAAGCGATGACGGGATAGACGGATTTATTTCTGATCTTGTAGATTATCTAGAGAATCATCCGGCAACATTTGAAGGCGGTCGTGTTACAGACGAAGGGTATGATAATCTTGAAGCCTTCGTCTATAGTAAGCTTCAATGTTACTCCAATGGTTATAAGAACCATAATTAAGTTTGAAAGGGTATTATAGAAAATATGGCGAATAGCACTACCGTATTTGTGACTGGTAAGGTTTACTGGGCTAAGATTGTAGGCGAGCCTCACAACAACTACGAAGGCACCGCCCGAGAGTGGTCTTATGACTTCGTTCCTGACGACGTATCCTTTCTGAAAGAGCATCGTCTTCTTGATCGGTTGAAGGATAAGCCGGACCCTAAGAATCCGGATAAGGGGGAGTACCTAGTACTCCGTAAGCCGGAATTTGATCGAGACGGAAACAAGAATCCTCCGATTACGATTTACAACGAGAATAACGAGCCTTGGGACGGTCGTCTTCTCGGCAACGGAACATCCGTAGACGCAAAGTTAAAGATTGTTGACTGGGGTCGGGGCAAGAAGAAGTCTATTTATACGACCGCCCTTCGTGTCAAGGAACTCGTACCGTATGTCAGCAACGAGTTCGGTGCGATGGACGCCGCAAAGGGCGATAACACTCCTGCAAAGTCAAATCCACGTAAGGAGAAGGCCCCGAGCAAACCTGCGGCAGAACTCGACGAACTCGACGACGATCTCCCGTTCTAATGTACGTCTATACCGTCGAATGGTATGAAGACGTCTACGGCGTTTTCTCTACCAGAGCGAGAGCCGAGGCATATCTTGAAAAATATCAAGACGAGATGTTAGGAGAAAATCCCTATATCGTAGAGTACGAAGTAGATAAAGGTGTTTTTCTGTTTTAATTAAAGATGGGTGGCCCTGACCGTAAGGAGGGGATAGCCGCAACCTCGTAAGAGGAAACGCGAGACAGCGAAGCGGCCTCGCAGCCCACTTCCCTCCTGTGTCGCCTCGTGCAGGTTGGTGTATTGGCCCGGAGTGGCGTCCAAAGCCTGAAATATCTCTGGGAAACGGGGCGACATTTAGAGGTTATATGAGCAAGAGAATCTATCCAGTAAAGATCACAGTCGAGCGTGTAGTTCGAGAAGTCTTTGAAACCAAAGTCTTTTCAGAGTCTTTCTCGGACGCACAACGTAAAGCTAGATCGGTAGTCGAGGGCAACGAAGACAGAGAAGTCGTCCTTTGCCGTGTCGTAGGCCGTGAAATACTGAAAAATAATATTCTGGAGGTAGAACGCACCAATTAATGTCTGTTGAAAAGTTAAAGAACCTCCCGAGCGATATCTATAATCTATTTAATCCCGATAACGACCATGTCGTCAATGAAGACAACCTCAACTGTTTTTCGGAGAACGTCAAAGAACTTCTACGACAGCGACTCAGAAAGCAGCCTGAATCTTCTGACCGACCCATTCGCTTCTCTTCTCTTGGCAAACCCGATCGTCAGGTATGGTTTGACGCACATCCTGAACCCGGAACTAAAGAGAAACTCCTCCCAAAGACATACCTGAAATTCCTCTACGGCGATATCATTGAACAGCTTCTAGTCCTGCTATGTAAGGAGGCTGGATATGCCGTAGAGGATACCCAGATGAAGGTTGAAATAGATGGTGTGACAGGCAGCCTAGATGCCGTAGTCAACGGAGTCGTAGTCGATTTTAAGTCTGCGAGCCCGTTTGGGTATAAGAAATTTGAGACTAATACAATCATCCAAGACGATCCTTTCGGATATGTCTATCAGTTAGCCGGATATTCGACTCTAGTCAAACCCGGTCAGGATGCGGCATGGATCGCCAACGACAAGGTAGGTGGTGATATCTGTGTAACTCCTCTCCCGGCTGTCGTAATCAAACATTACTCGCCATCCGAGAGGATCAAACATCTCAAAGAAGTAGTATCGCGTGACACCCCTCCTCCTCTTTGTTATCAACCTATCCCTGATGGCAAGTCTGGTAATCTTAAGCTTCCAACACCGTGTTCCTATTGCGTTCATAAGTTTCGTTGTCATCCCGGCCTTAGGACTTTCATCTATTCTACTGGTCCCCGATATCTCACGAAGGTTGTCAAGACCCCGGATGTTCCGGAAGTAAAAGGGAGTTATTATACAGATTGAGTTCAGAGTCGTCGAGACGATCACACCTTAAGCGAAGATACGGCATAACTCCTGAACAGTATCAAGAGATGTTCGACAAGCAGAATGGATGCTGCGCCATCTGCCAGAAGCATCAGGATACTTTCAAGACAAGACTGGCGGTAGATCATAACCATGTCACAGGTGAAATCAGGGGGCTACTCTGTACCTATTGTAATCATCGAGTCGTCGGAAGGCACCGAGACCCTTCACTTCTACGGAGGATCGCGGACTACGTCGAACAAGGAACGGGTTGGTTCGTCCCTAAAAAGTCGCGGTCGACGAAGAGGCGAACCAAGAAAGGTTAAATATTGACGCATAAACTTCTATATCTTGATATCGAATGGAAGCCTGCTCTTGCTTACGTCTGGAAGATGTGGGACGAGAACATCACCCCAGATCAACTGATTGACGAAGGAGGTCTGCTCTGCTTCTGTGCCCATTGGGACGGGGAAAAAGACTACCACTTCTTCTCTGAGTGGGAGCACGGCAAGC